CCTCGCCCCAAGGCGAATGGAGGACATTCTTCAATCGCCGCTTTCTGTCTTCGAGAAGGACCTAAGCGTGGTCTTCCCATTGTCGATCGTCTCACGACACCGGACATGGGGAGTTGGGAACCTCAACAGAATATCCTGAAGGAGTACCTCAGCCCTACGCACTCGATTCATGAGCCCTCGTTTAGGTTGTGTGTGGACTCTTTTGTCAAGCACATTGTTACTGGTCTCACCCCAGAAGACATTGAGGATGTTCACGTTGTCCCAATATCGGTTGCTGTCAACGGCTACCCAGGTATTCCGAATGTTGATGCTCAGAAGTTCACTACCTCAGCGGGTCACGGTTTCCCTGGTCCCAAGAAGGCTTATGTGGATTATGATGGAGAGCATGAAGAGTGGCCTCGCTATCGTACGTACAATAAAGACGTCATGAACGAGGTGGAGAGAATCTACGAGTTGGCTAAACAAGGAATCAGGTCTCATCCTGTTTTCACAGCGCAGCTCAAGGATGAGATGATCAGTATTGCGAAGCGAGCTGCAAAGAAGACACGAGGTTTCTACATGTGTCCTCTTGCCTTCCTCACTCTAATGCGTATGTTCACCACTGGACTAACGCGAGTCATGGTGCGTCGCCGCACGTTGTTCCGAAACGCAGTTGGTCTCAACACTCACTCAGAGGAATGGGCCGATTTACTTGGAGAGGCCAATAAGATTCCAGGAGACAACTGGATGGCAGGTGATTTCAGAGGTTTCGACAAGATCCTCAATATCCTGATCCAGAATGGAGCTAAGCAAGTCATTCTCGATGTTGCGGAGTTCTGTGGCTTCAGCACTGAAGAATGCTTCGTCCTTGATGTTCTTCTTTGCGATAACGTTACGGCTATTGTTGACTTCTTTGGTGAGTTGATTATGCTGCTTGGTGGTGAGGTGTCAGGACATCAGCTCACGACTTTCTTCAACTGCCTGTGCAACATTCTTCTTCATTTGTATGCCTGGACGGTCCTGGCTAAGGAACAAGGATTTGATCCCCGTGAAGCTGTCCATCAGTTCTGGACACTCGTTTTCATCTGTGTTCTTGGTGATGACATCATGGCTAAGGTACATCCTAAAGCACCATGGTACAATCACACCACAGTGCAACGCGTTTTCGGTAGCATTGGTATCGAGTACACAATGGCAGACAAGCTTTCTGAGAGCATTCCCTACATCTCGTACAAAGACGTAACTTTTCTTAAAAGACGTTTTGACACCCATCCACTCTTCCCAGGATTAGCGGTGGCACCACTCGAGAGAGAATCAATCTACAAGATGCTTGTCTACACCATCCCATCAAGGACAGTGAGCAGTGAGGAACAACTCGCTATGGCAACTACCTCAGCTGTGTCAGAAGCTTTCTATCACGGTAAGGATTTCTTCAACAAGATCGTTTCCTTGATCAAGGATGCACCAAAGACGCCTGAGCAGCAAGCACGCATGGAACAGTTTCCAATCCCAAGTTGGGCAGAGATGTATGAAAGATTTTTGAACGCATCCCCAACTTACAAGGCCACGTTGGCAAGCCTGGCATCTGCCGAAACAACGCCAACCCCCACGGATAGTGACTGTCAGCCGCAAGTACCGCAAGCACAATGCGACTGGAGCGTGGATCCGTGGGGATCGACCACCTATGGGCGTTCCCCAAAGAGCTCTTTTCAGAGCAGGAGTCGGTTGTCCTCCAACAAGTTTGCTAAGCAGCGTGAGATTGAGATTTCTCCGACTGTCGACAATACTTATCTCAGCAAAAATTACAAAAAACAAACAAAGCAAACA